CCTAATCGGATTCCAGCTCTTAACAACTCCTTAGCGATGTTGCCTGATGGTGTTGGTAGAATTTCAATCTTACCCATTAGATTTGGTCCATTCCACCAAAGATCTAATACGTTGTGGGATACGTTTGCTAAGTTTACTACAGATGATTCTGGGTGATCTAATTCACCTAAAGCTCTACGCTCTGCAATAAAGACTTTTTTATATTTGTCACACTCACGCTTTAATATAGGGAGTGGATAGCTTCTTCCGTTTTGGTTGAAGTTCTGCTCATTGTTAGAGCTACCTCTTTGCATGATTCCAGATACAATAACCTTTCCCTCATTTAAGCGCATTGATTCGCTTATCTGTTCTGGAGTTACTGTGATAGATCCTATGTAGTCTACAAGTACTTGTTTCATGGTTTGAATGTTTGTGCTAATTTAGCGACAACTTGTTGCTCTTGGCTAATGTTTCCTAGATCAACGTCTTCATCGTAATCCTGATAAACCAACTGTCCTTTGTTATAATCGATTGCATAAGGTTCTCCTTCAATCATTACGTCAAATTCATACACGTCTGGACTAACCTGATTGTAGTCGATGTCTTGTGCAGTTATCATTACACCTGCGCTGTTAAACATCTTAACCAGTTTATCCTTAACTGAGTTTGCTGCTAGTTCTTTTAAGTTAGCTAAACCGCTGACCTTTCTATTTACCTCAGCAATACGAGCTTTCATTTTTAGAATAGCCTCGTTTGTTTTTTTCCAGTAGCGAGAGTTATCAAGTGCAGACTCTTGTTTGAGTTTGATACTGTGATCCAATGCTTGAGATATCTCTCTTAGCATCTTGTTAACTTCAAGAATCTTTCGGTTTACTTTTTGAACCTCACTCATGCTATTGTCTTCACGGAAGCTTCTGTAATTTGCTTCGTGTAGTTTAACAAAGTTTTGAGATTTCTTTTCTGGAGCTTTTTGTGAAAAAGCGTATTGTGGATCTTCCACATCTATCGCCTTTGTACCATCTCCACCCTCTTCACCAGTCCAAGCAGCTGCAGTCAAGAAACCGGGAGCGCCTGCTGTAGTGCTTCCCTCCTTTCGTAGCTTTTTAATATACTTACGAATCTCCAGAATCTCTTCTCTTGTTAGTTTCTTCTTAATTGACATTTTTCAACTCTTTTAGTAGTTCGTGATACAATAGCAAAGAGAGAATGTGATCTTCCTTAATGGTACGTAGTTTTGGAAACCCAGAAAGCATGTTGGTAACTTCATTAAGTTTAATTTTGGTTACCTTATCCTTAACACGTGGAACATAAGCCTTTAGGGCTTTATGTAGTGTAGTAGACTCTTTTACGGCAAACTCCTTTAGGGAGGTGGTATTAGATACGTTGTTGATATACTCTTTAAGTATTGATCTTTGCTTAGCGGATAGATTAGCATACTTCTCGTTAAACTTATCAATCATTAACTTGTAAGCTAACAGTCTAACTTCTTCATCTTGCTTTAGATAATCTCCAACTGGATTGGCTGCTTCATTTAATTGACCACCCTTTTTCTTAGTTAGGTGCTCGATTATTGTGTATCGACTTCTGACAACATCAGCAGCCTTGGATACAGTTAGTCCTTCAAAGATTCTATAAATTGACGCATATAGCTTATATTCTGATAAGTTCGTCTTAAAGAAATCAGCAAGGTCGTAGTGATTCTTTATCTCACGTATCAATGCATATTTTTGCTCCGCCAGCTGCTTTGCATTCATTTTGTTACGCAACTTCACAACCGTATTTACCAGGTATGCTGCCTTTTCGTTACTTGAGAATTTCTCATTTAGTAGCGTTTGGTATAATACCAACTCCTTAGCTATGATTGAGTTTGATTTGAAAAACTCACGTATAAGCTTTAGAGCCGGTGACTTGTCGATTCCTTTGATCGTGTCAGCTGCAACCTGCCTAGTAAGCAATTCAAACAGAATTGCAGTGTTCTTGATCTTAGAGTGTGTTGACTTTTTCATCTAAATATAAATATGCTCCTAAGTTTTATTCTTCCTGCAAGATGTTACCTTCATCCAATAAATTTGAATCGTCGGATAGGTTTTCTTCACCAAATGTCTCAGTTAACGCTCTCTTCTTGCTTGGGATTGAGTTTAGTAATGATCTGTAGGCTTCTATTGATTGTCTCTTTGATGATCTGTCTTGTTTTTGTTCAGAAACATTGCCAGCAACCTTGTTGCCAAGTGGATCCCAGCCTAGTGGATGTGCGTGTGTTGCATATGTTCCTGGTTCTTCTGGTCGTCCTGCACCTGGCCATCCTCCTGGAGGTGGTGCCTCTCTCTCATCATATCCCTTAGGTACTCCACTATTACCTTTGTATAGTGTCGCAAGATCGTGTGGTGTTCCGAATGATTGACCAGTCTTAACTGGGTCGTTTCCTTCAGTCTTGATTTGCTCGATTCTAAACATTGCTTTGGTATCTTCGATGATTCGATCCTGCTCTTGTAAGAACTCAGCCTCGCTAAGATTGAATAAATTCTCATAAACCCAGTAGCGGCTGAATAGCTTTTTATCTATCATGTCCCCTGCAAGTGTTACTTTGCTAGTCCACAATTCAACCTTCTCTCGCTCATATACAGATGATGGTGCTGTTAGTGTTATCGTAAAGTCTACCAATTCATCATCAGTAAACCCTTGAGCATATAAATGCACAATCGCAACCTTTGTAAGTTCGGATGCTATGATCTTTTGAACTCGCTCTATGGTTCTAGCAAATCGGAAGTCCTGAGAAGCTAGAGTAGCTTTTCCAGTTGTATCTTCTTCGTATCCTAAGTACGCTTTTGGAATTTTAAGAGATCCTAAAAGTCTGTTCTTTAGGTAATCAATATCCTGAATTGAATCATACTGAACCCCTGCTAATGCTTCTATGTTTGTTCCACTCTCAGCACCACGTACCGGTAGGTAGAAGTCTTCAAGTAGGTTCTGCATGTTGTACTTTAAGTTATACTCTCCGGTTTCTGGATCAATGTATGGTACTTTTTTCATTTTGTTTACCATACCCTCCATGAACGCATCTACTTCGTTTGGTGGAATATTACCAATATCGATTTTGAATATACGCTTATCTGGAGCACGCATGATACGATGAATTAACATCGCATCTTCCATTAGTGTGATCTGCTTCCACACCTTTCTTGCCGGTTCTATAATAGCACGACCGTAAGGTAGGAAGTTAGTGTCAGTTAGTAATCTAAAGTGTGCAACTTCGTAGTTATCAAACTCCTCACTATTCTTTGTAGAAGATACAGAGTATGCTGAGGATAGTGCTGTAAAGTCTCGCTTGAAGGTAATCTTGTTTGGATTTTCTGGATCCATTCCTTCTTCACGAATCATCTCATATGCTGAGATTGGCTCTACATTTATGATACCATAGTTTTCTGCAATATCTAGCTTTAAGAAGAAATCCCCATACTTGACTGTATTTCTAACCCAAGGCCATAGATTGAACTCTATGTTAAGGATATCATAAAATAAGTTGTGAAGTACTTTTTGTACCTTTTCATTTGGTGATTGAATAGAGAGTACATCTCCAAATTCATTCTTTGCTGTACACTCATCTGCGTAGATGTCTAGTGCTGATGAAATGATACTGTCCGTATCCATTGCTTCGTAATCACGGAACAACTCCAATCGAGTATACAACTGCAATTGGCCAGCATGCATTGACATACCACCCGGCATTGTCGAGTGTAGTCTTGAGTATCTGTCTACTCGTCTGTTGGTTTTTATGTTTCCGTCAGACTGTATTTTGTTGGTATCTACTACCTTTAATTGGTTACCACCAACATTACGGATAACTACATCCGTGCTAAAAAGTTTTCTAAGAGTAGCAAATATTGATGGTTGTTTGTTTTCAGCCATTAACGTCTATTTTAGTATAAATAGTCACAGCAACCAGTTAATGTCTTCATCTCGTCCATCCGGTGATCTCATCTTCCAAGATCGATTCTGGTTGGATGGCTTGTATATGGATACTGTAGATTTTACGTTGTTAACAGCTGCTCGGTTTATTTCTATTCCTGCCTGTCTCAATCTCAGTGCCGTATCTCGAACCCACAATCCTTGACAAAAACTCATTACTAGGTCATCATTGTATCCCTGCGCTGCTTCTGGTCTTCCTCCTCTGTATATAAACACTAGAAGCTCATCAAGCAGTCGCCTGCTTCTTATTATACAGCTTTTTTCACGAACATACAACTCCATCTTACTAATGATCAGTGGTCGTACTTTGTGTGACATAGTAAACCCTGCAACCATGTTGCTCTTGTCAACTAGGTCGTATCCCTTTGTTAAGAATTTGTCAGAATCTAAACCACTATCCTTTGGTGTGTAGTATAGGTTTTTATAGCCTCGATCGAGTACTTGCTGAATTGTTGCCCATCCTATGTTTGCATTCTCTGGAACAAGCAATGCATCGTTGTATTCTGTACCAATTGCTACTAGCATGTTTCCAAAATCCTTAGTAGTAAGCTGGCCTTTGTACTCAGCAACTTGTGCAGCACTTTCAACGTCTATTACGTGAAATGCAGAATAATCGCTACCGTCACCTCGAGCAACGTCGGCAGTTACAATGTACGATCTTCCGTAGTTTGGTGGCTCCCATATCCAAAGGTTGCCATCAAACCCTCGTTTTTCAACTGGCTCTTGAGCGTATGTCTGCAGGTAGTAGGTTATTAGTTCTGGAGATACAACCGTGTTACCGGATGTACTAAAATCGCAGTCACACTCCTGAGCTGCCAATCGAGCTCCTAACTCTGCCTCCTGCCTATCTCGCCAAGCTTGATCTCTTTCCGGATGGACTGTCCATGGTAGTCTTAATGTCTTAAATGTGTTTTCTCCAGCTTCTGCTTTTGCCCACATCTTGTGGAAAAAGTTACCAGTACCATTTGGAGTTGAAAGTAAGATACCTTCCCCACCCGTTGATAGTGTTTGCTGTAGTGATGCCCATAGTTCCTCTGCTCCGTCAACGAAAGCAGCCTCATCAATGATCACTAAAGATAGTGCTTCTGAACGTCCTGATGTTCCAGTGCTTGATACGGCTTTGATTTGGGATCCATTTGAAAGTCTCATTGAGAGCTTGTTACTCTCTACTGCTTTCAGCTTCATCCAACTTGGTAAGTTGTCGAACATCACTCGTACCTTTGTTACAAGGTTCTTGGATGTGTTTTGATCAATCGCTACAACAAGTACGTTTTTATCATTTTGGAATAGGATCATCCACAACGCATATCCTGCAATCAAGGTTGATATACCCAGCTGCCTTGACTTTAGAATGATTGTTCTATCGTTTTCTTGAAAGTCCTGGAGTGCATCTTCCTGGTATGGGTATAGGTGAAAAGGAATCTTGCCTTTGGTAGGGTGCTGAATGACACAGTACTTTTTCATGAAGTACGATGCCGAACGAGCACACTTTATATACTCCTCCTTGATTATCTCTTTGAGGGACTTTTGCTCAGACATATTACTTTATCGTAAACATAGCTACTAGTATTCCTACGCTGGCAACAAAGCCACCACCAACTCCAGTTAACCATTTTTTGAGGTTTCCATTCTTTTTAGTTAAGTCAGCCACATCGCCTTCTAGTTTAGTTACCCTACTAGAGCATTTGTTAAATCTTTCGTTTTGTGATGCAATTTCTTGCTCGTAGGTTAAAACTTTCTCTTTGTAAAAACGGATCAAGCTATCTTGCTCCAATACTTTTTGTTCTGTTTTTTGTAGTAGGGTTTGTGTTCCTTTTAGTTCAACAGCTATTGAGTCTAATCTAATTAGATCGACTGCTATCTTTTGTGCTGTTGATTGCGGAATGCAGACTAACTGCTCTTTAGTTGTAGCGTTCTGAGAAAAAGCTGTTAAGCTCAGTAGGAGTGTAACGGCCAGCATTTTTAATTTTTTCACCATAGTATTTTCTTTCTTGAATAATTGCTTGTTTAGTTGAGTCAATCTCATGATCTAGTTCTCTAATAACTAGCTCTTTGTCTGAGATTTTCTTATTCAAAACAACTTGGTGCTGCTGGTATCCTGATATTGCTTGGTTCAAGCTATCAATTTCGGTTTTGTATTTTAGATCACTTACTGTGCCATTTGGCTTTCTAGTGATAGCTATGTAACCAAGCAGTAACAAAATTACTGCAGCTAATATTAGGTTTGTTTTTGTAACTGTCGTTTTCATGTGCTATTTCATATTACCGCTTGCCCAATCTTGAGCGTACTGGTATGCATACTCGTCGATAAGATCGTTTAGGATATCAAACGCTGCACGTTTTAGCGGCTGACCTTTCATACCCGTTTCAATGCTATTTTTGAACCAGTTTGCTAATTCCGTCTTTGATCTTTTTAGCTCAGCTGAGTCTTCTCCGTGAGCCGGAAAGTATGCTTCGTTCGTTTTACCCTCTGTCTTAGCTGAGTAGTTTTTATCCACATAATTAAAGAAGTGCTTTTTTCTTTCTGAATCTTGGAGATCAGAAGGTGATGAAATATCGAATTTCTTTAATGCTTTCTTAAAGAACTCTTGGTATTCAGAATCCTCTCTAAGCCTTCTTATAATGAGTGATGTTTTCATTAGTGAACGATGTTGTTTCTAATACCCTTTAATATGTTAAGACGCTCTTCGCTTGTAGTTGTAAATCGGTCCAAGATTTGAGATACCATATCTGTCAACTCGTCAGCTCCTGGTGTTCCAGTAGACTGTGACAGTTTTCTGATCATCATGTCAGTTGCTGCTTGAAAGTCTGCATTAAGTTCAGCTTCCTCCTCCGGAGCAGGTTCAGGTTCTGGTTTTGGCTCAGGCTTAGGTTCTGGCTTAGCAGGCTCAGGAGTTGGCTTTTCTTCCGGCTCTGCAGTTGGTGCTGTTGGTGGTGTAGTGGGAGTTGTAGGAGCTGCTGTATCTGCTGTGTCTGCTGTATCCTCAGCTTCTGCATCTGCTACTTTTTCTTCCTCCTCTCTAAGAACTTTTCTAACTAATAAGCGTACGGCTTCTCTAATTAGTCGCTCTCTTGAAGTGCTTTTTGGCGATCTCTTCATTACTTCAAAAATCTTAGTTTGTATATTGTTGAGTTGATTAGCTCGTTAACTGTGTCAAGTTGGTTTTGGATGTATGTATCTTGCACCTTACCATGCACGTCTTCAATCTTCTTCGATAACGCCTTGAAGTAACTTACTGCCGTATCTCCACTCTTATATGAGTCTAACTCAAAGCTATCATACTTAGCTATCACATCATACTTTCCTTGGTACGACTCTACCAATCCATCGATAAGAGCTACAACGCCATCGTAGTAACCACTAAAAGCCATATGCTCTGCAAATGATTTTGTTTGAAGATGATACACGTGAACCTGTGTACGAGAGTGTAATAGGTATGATATTAGTTTTTCTAACTCTTTCATTATTTAACTTGGTCTATGATTGCTAAAAATTTGTTTGTCTGAGCATCAAACTCTTTTTTGTCTTTGTTGTCAAACATCACATGCTCGATTTGGCCATCCTTCTGTTTCATTTTGCAGATGGTTGCATCGAACTTCTCTAAACCAGTTAAAGTATAGACCATTCCAAATACACCTTCTTTTTCAGTAATCTTTGCCATGATCTGAGCATCCTTAACAATCATGTCAAGCATTCCAAAATCAGTAACATCAGCTACAAATATATGCTGATCAGCTTTTGTGCCTACATACTTGAATAGTGGTTTATATCCGTGAGTAGTTTGAAATTCTCGAAAGTAGGGAGTTGCAATCAACTCGGGAGTTGACGTGTCTTCTATCTCACGTAAGGGTATTAGGTTTACTAGCTTCATGTTTATTAGAGCGTTTCTTTAATAAATAGTATAAGATAAAGAATAAAGCTGAAACGCAATAGAAAATTATATCCGTAATCCAGTAGGAACCCGTCCAGTCCATCACCAGCTTGAACAATGCGTCGAAGCCAAGTGGATTGAAAAACATGGCCAGCATCAGGCTCAGGGTCGGAATGTTCACCTTCGGTATCTTGCTTACAACTCTCACTATCCATAGTCTGTTTATTGATTGATACTAGTTGAGTTTTGCCATTCTAGTCAATGCAGGAGCAAGAAAGTCATTTGCATCTTCCTCATCTCCAGCAAACAGTTGAAGGACGAACTCTTTTATTTTTTGTTTTTCGGCTGCGCTACTAGCTTTTTGATATCTTAACAGTAGCTCAGTCATTTGCTTTTCTTTGTCTCTATTCAAGTTGAGTTTGTAGTCCATTATATCGAACAAGCTCATAAAAAAGTAACCACCAACTTGCTTGGAGTTTCTTAGAATGTCCACTGTCGATCTAACAGAAAAATCCTTAACAGCCTCCTCGTCATACTTTGGTAACCACTCATCAAATGCTTCAATATACTCATGTGGAATGTATCGTCCAGCTTGAACATCTTGTGGTTTGATGTTTGGATTTGGATTTTTTGCTAAAAACGCATTTAACTTTACCCACTCATCTTTGCCTGGAATTACAAAATCCAAATCCCCAACTGGTTTAAGTTTGAGAAGTTCTTGTAATTCTGGATACAAATATAGTCTAGCAGATCCCGCTATAAAATATTTTTGTTGTTTTGGGTTGATGTCAAAAGGTTTGAAGATAAGATCTTGAGCTTCAGTCAACAAGGAAGCAAGCCTACCAGTAACAGTACCAGTTTGTGTTGCCTCTAGATCCTCACAAAAACGCTGTAGTAGGACCTCGTTAAGAGCTCTCTTTAGCTTCATCTTTTAATCTTTAATGCACGACGCACTTCTTCACGAATAACCTTCTTTAGGTCGTATCGCTTAGCTTCGTATACCACATTAACACCTAAATCTTTTAACTCCTTCTCAAGATCGTGCTGCTCGTCTTGATCACCATCTCTGAGGTGTTGAATAATATCCTTAAAGCTTCTAAAGCCTAGTTTGGATATTACATCTGGTCTGTTAAATATTGCTTTTAGAATCTCTTTTATTCCAACAGAATCCAATGCTAATTCGTTTACTCTTTTTTTTGCGTTCATATGTAGTGCGGCTATGTATTTGTTTAGTGCTTCTTTTGTTCCATCTGTACAACCTACCTTTTTTCCTGTGTCTTTTTTATATACACAGTATTGATCTCCAACTTTTTTGTGAGTGTATGGCATCACTTAAATATGTTAAATCGCTTAACTGCTTCATTCAAGTGAGCAAACACACTCTGCTCGTTTAAGTTTACACCTACTGCTTGAGCAACTTTCTTTGTTGGCTCACTGTATGGTGGATTAAGGTCCATCTTTCCTTGTTGGATATCGCTCGCAACCTGAGCTAATTGCTTTGCTTCAATTGCTGGCATGTCAATCTTTTCTGGCATCCAAGACTCTATTGTTCTAAGGTCTGCAGCTGATGCCCAGTTACTTGCTGCTGCCTCTGCAGCTTGTTCTACACTTTCGTATCCGTGTTGTTGCAATCCTTGTAGTATTGTAGCCGCATCTGGTAAAGGTCCTCCTCCTTGATTAGCCAATTCTATGTAGCGTTTTTTAACCACATCCGGTGTTAGCTGTGCCATCTTGTGTGTTGATGGTTTACCCTTTTGCTTGTGAGCAGCAGTCCATACGTTAAGTACGCCTACCAACTTATCTCCAGGCAAGCTTACAAATAAGCCAAACACCTTTGCTGTTGGATCGGATAGAATTGTTGCTGCCCATCGATGATGGCCATCCATGATGTGGTTATCATTAGATACAATTGCTGCTAAATCACCACCTGGACCATTGGGAAAGTATTTGCTTCTTGCCATCATACCAATAGACATACCAATAAACTTATCCAAGTCCATTGTAGTTTGGCTGATTTTAAGTTGGTTGGCTGGTAGACCACTCTTCTTGGTTTCACCTTGATCCTCATCGCCTGGACTTGGGTTGTCCGCAACTGTTGAAGCAAGTTTTGTATTAACCTTGCTCAACCTTGTTGAGTAGATGTCTTGATCGATCTTATTCGGATCTACTTTCTCTAAGAGTTTTTTCAGTTTCATTCTTACCACTTTCTGCAAGACCAATATCTTGCTTTTGTTCTTGGACCAGGGTTATCGCAATTGTGTCGAGCTCTAAACGATCGTCTTCGGGCTGGATCACTTTTCTTTATTCTCATGTTTGGATCTCCAAAGTTAACCTTAACTACGTTTCCTTTTGGATTCTTCACATACACCTTAAACTTCTTGACATCACCTTGCATAGGCTTTCCAAGCTTAACGGTGCGTCCTTGGTACTCTCCTTCGTTGAGTTCAATCTTTCCAGCCTTAATGTCTTCCATAAGAGCAAGCGCACACGCTTCGCATACTGTCACCTCATACACACCCTCTTCTGCGTTAATCTTATCAGCAGCTGCTACTGCCTTTTTATACGCTTCAGATCCTTTGCGTGCAGGTGCTTCTCCTCGTGCTCTTTTTGCTCGAATGTTAGCCCAAAGTCCTTTTGATTCCTCATTCATTTTTATACTTGTCTATTCTGCGTTTAAGCTCATCCACCTCACCATCGACAATAGTCTTTAGATAGGTATCATCTGCACCTCTCCATTTCTCGATCATTCCATCCTCAGTAACGTGAGACTCCTTAACAGATTCTTTTATATACTCATTTAACGCTACTTCCATATCTTCACAGTAGGCATTTGCGTTTGCTAGTACTTTTTCTTTTTCGTATTCTTTCCATTTTCCAGCTTTAATAATCTCATGCTCCATATCAATGACGCACTGAAAGCAGGACTGGTGAATTGTCCACATTTTAACATCTAGGTGATGCTTCATGCTACCTCCACATTTTGGACATGCTAGTGGCGTAAACATAGCCTTTCTAGCTTCATCCATTTTTGTAACTGTACGCTTTAGACCATTCTTAATAGTCCACGTTTTACCTCCTTCACTCCAAACATCACCCTCTTTGTGGTACTTTTGGTTGTCGCCAGTCGAAACAAATAATTTACTCATCGTGCTTGAAACTTATATTTTTCTAAAACAAGCTGTACGTATTTGTCAAACTTACGCATAGCTCTTCGTAACTCTAATTTGGCAGCTTCTG